CCAGAAGTGGAAAGTGCTGTAGATGATGTTGTTAATGAAGCAATTGTTGTTGAACGTGGTGTCAACACAGTAGAAATAAATTTAGATCAAACTAAAATATCAGCAAACATAAAGAAACTTATCTCTGATGAGTTTGATAACATACTAAAACTTTTAAATTTTAACACTCAACCTTATGAAGTGTTTAAGAATTGGTATGTTGATGGTAGATGTTACTATCATGTTATCATTGATCCTTCAGATCTTAAAAGTGGTATCAAAGAATTAAGACTTATTGATCCACGTAAAATAAGAAAAGTCAGAGAGATCAAAAAGAAAAAGAATCAAGTAGCTCCTAACTCCCAAGTAGATGTGTCAAAAACAGTTAATGAATATTACATCTATAACGACAAAGGGTTTGCTTCTTTAAATAATTCTTTATCACAAACTGTAGGTGCTTCTGGTCTTAAGATAGCTAAAGACTCGATTATTCACTGCACTTCAGGATTGTTAGATACAAATTCAACTTTAGTTCTCTCATATCTTCATAAAGCGATAAAACCTCTTAATCAATTACGTGCTCTTGAAGATGCAACAGTAATTTATAGAATTTCAAGAGCTCCAGAAAGAAGAATTTTTTACATTGATGTTGGAAATCTTCCTAAAATGAAGGCTGAACAATATCTCCGTGATATGATGGTTCGTCATAAAAATAAACTTGTCTATGACTCATCAACTGGTGAGATTAGGGATGATAGGAAGTTTATGACGATGCTTGAAGACTATTGGCTTCCTCGTCGTGAAGGTAATAGAGGCACAGAGATTACCACTCTTCCTGCCGGTCAAAATCTAGGTGAAATGGATGATGTTCTTTACTTTCAAAAGAAGCTTTATCGATCTTTACTAGTTCCAGAAACTAGATTGAATCAAGACGCTACCTTTAGCATGGGTCGTGAAACTGAAATAACACGAGAAGAAATCAAATTTGCTAAGTTAGTTGATAGATTAAGAACAAGATTTTGTCAATTGTTTCTTAAAACACTTGAAAGACAATTAATTCTCAAGCAAGTACTTACTATGGATGATTGGAAAGAAATTGGACCAATGATCAGCTTCGATTTTGCAAGAGATAATTATTTTGCTCAATTAAAAGAAATGCAAATCCTAAACGAAAGAATGACAGCATTTACTAATATGCAACCAATTGTTGGTAAGTATGTTTCTAATACTTGGGTACGTAAACATATTCTTCTACAATCCGAAGATGAAATTGAACAAATGGATAAAGAGATTGCTGAAGAAGAAACCATACCACAATTCAATAGTGAAGGTGATGGTGGAGGGGATCAAGATAATGTTAATCCACCAAGTCCACTCAATGGTCAAAGACCACCTGTTACTAAACCACTGATTCAATAATATAAATATTTGGAGTAATCATGACTACAGACACAACACCTTATTTTGAAATTATAGATTTTGCTGCAAACGAAAAACCAAATGAGTTTGTAAACAAGTTTAATGAATTGATGTACAAAAAGGCATATGATGCTGTAGAAAAGTATAAACAGGATATTGCTAATAATTACTTCGGTCAAAAACAAGAAACTGAAGTAGAAGAAACAGAAGAAGAGGAAATCTCTGATGAAAACGCTTAAACAAATTTTTGGAGAAGTTTACGGTCCTGATACAAAGGACGGTAAAGCATTTGTCCATAAACATGTCACTGTAAAATATGATGATAGAAATGGTAATGGTGACGATGTCTTCCAAGCTACAAATGTAAAAACAGCTAAGCGCAAAGAAGAACGTCATGGATACGATTCAGGTGAAGATGAGAAAGTTTATGAGTCAGAAGATCCTCAAGTTCTATTAGATTTTATTAATGAAGAGCAAGTTGATGAAATGGATAAGTCCATGGCATATGCTACTGGAACTAAAAGAGCTATGCAAATGACTGGTGATAAACCACCTCTTGAAAAATCAACGATTAACAAAGCTCACAAGATTGCAAAAGCAATGCTTAGAAAAGAAGAATATACATCTGAGAACTTTCAAACTTTTGTAACAGAAAGATATGACGGTCTTTCAGAAGAAGATTTAGCGTTGATAGAGACCATGTACGAAAGTCTTGAAGGTCAAGATGCAGAAGAATTCTTAGATCTTCTTGACCAAGGTGAACTTGATGCATTCCTAGATGAACTCGAAAAAGAATTAGAGGATTAACATGGCAGATGTAATAAAGGTGCTTTCAACAGAAATTTCTTTATCTAATACAGTAGCTAATTCTGTAAATTCAGCATCTTTAGTCAGATTAGTTAATATACATCCCTCTACTTCCGAAGTAGTAAGATTAGCATATGCTAATGGAACTGTAAGAGCTTCTATTTCTGTTGGGCATATTAACACTGATAGTGGCAGACTAATTTTAGTCAAAGATCCTACAGATTTGTTACTTACTACTGGCCTTGCTACTATTAAAGCAACATCTATCGCATACATGTAGAGGAATATATGGCTGATCCAGTTAAAATTTTATCAACTGAAATTCCAATTGTAAATACTACTCCTAACACAGTAAGTTCAGCATCATTAGTTCGTATCATTAATTTAGATGATGCAAACAATGCTTTAATTCAAATAGCTTATAGTAATGGAACTGTTAAGGGTACTTTTACACTAGGTCATCACGGAACAGATTACGGTCAAGAATTTATTGTCAAATTGCCTTCTGACACAATTCAAGTATCGGGAGCTTTTGTTTCTCTTACTAATAGTATAAGAGCTACATCAGTAGCGTTTACATAAGGATCAAAAATGAAGTTAATGATAGAACAAGTAGAGAACGTAAAGTTCTTGACAGAAGAAAAAGAAGGCAAGAAAAAGTTCTATATTACTGGTCCTTTTATTCAAACAGAACAACAGAATAGAAACGGTCGTGTTTACAGAATGTCATACATGGAAAACGTTGTTAACAAATATAACAACGATTATGTAAACTCAGGACGTGCACTTGGTGAGCTTGGACATCCAAATGGTCCTACTATTGGCTTAGATAGAGTTTCTCATAAAATTGTTTCTTTAAAAAGAGAAGGTAATGATTTTGTAGGTAAAGCAGAGATTCTTGGAACACCAATGGGCAACATTGCAAGAAATCTTTTAGAAAGTGGTGTACAGCTTGGAGTTTCTACAAGAGGTATGGGTTCTATAAAAGAGAAGAATGGTATTATGGAAGTTCAAGATGACTTCTATCTTGCTACTGCTGCTGATATCGTTGCTGATCCTTCAGCTCCTAATGCTTTTGTTCAAGGTATTATGGAAGGAGTTGAATGGGTTTGGGACAATGGTATATTAAAACAACAGCAAGTTGAATCTTATAAAAAGACGATTGAGAAAGTTTCTAAAGCAGATTTTGAAGAGACGGCTATCAAAGTCTTCGAACATTTCCTAAGTTCTATAAGAAATAAATAATTTTATAAATATTAAATATAGTTAAGGAGTTACTTTAATGGCTAAAGGAAAATCATTCGGAGACGTAGTTAAGTCTGTGATCTCTGAACAAAAGAAAATTGAGGAGAAGGTAGAAGTTGGTGGTGGCACTACTGGGGTATCTCATTCAGCAGATCCCCATGGTGGTCAAGCACCAACTCGAACTGCGGACAAGAGAAATAGCGAATCAATGCAAAAAGGTCAAAACCCAGCAAATACACCAATTGAAGACACACCAACAGACAGCAATGTCAAACCTACTGGTGATGCTTCTGCTTCCAATAAATCTAGTATTGCTGCTAAACCTAGTGCTGCTTCTTCTTCTATGAAAGAACATATTGATGCAATCTTCAACGGTGAAGATTTATCAGAAGATTTCCGCAGCAAAGCCACAACAATTTTTGAGGCTGCAGTATCTGCTCAAGTACAAGAAGAAGTAGAACGATTAGAAGAAGAATATGAGCAGAGACTCGAAGAGAGTTTCAAATCACTTACAGAAGAGTTGATAGAAAAGATCGATCAGTACATGTCTTATGCTACTGAGCAGTGGATGCAAGATAATCAAGTTGCTATCGAATCTTCTATCAAGACAGAAATCACAGAGGGCTTTATTGATGGTCTCAAGTCTCTTTTCCAAGAGCACTACATCGAGATTCCAGAAGATAAAGTAGATGTTCTAGGTGAGATGGCAACCAAGGTTGATGAACTTGAAGAAAAGCTTAACAGCGTTATGCAGGAAAACATCGATCTAATAAGTCAACTTAGTGAGAACACTCGTGAGAAGATCCTCGCTGATGTATCCGAAGGCCTTGCTGCAACTCAAATTGAGAAGCTAGCAGCTTTAGCCGAAGGTGTTGACTTTGACACTCCAGACAACTTTAAAAAGAAAATGGAGATTGTTAAAGAGAACTACTTCCCTTCAGTCAATTCGACAAAGCAGTTGTTCGAAGAAGTTGAAGAAGAAGCTCTAGCGTCCAACGAGGAGCAGACAAAGAAAGTAAACGTTGATCCATCAGTCAGTGCTTACGTTTCAGCTTTGTCAAGAACTGTAAAAAGATAATTATTATAAATAAAAATAACCTGAATAATAACAAGGGGAAACACAAATGTATGTAACTGAAGAACTTCAAGCTAAATGGGGTCCAGTTCTTGATCACGAGGATCTACCTGGGATTAAGGACATCCATAAGCGTAACGTAACAGCAACCGTTCTTGAAAATACAGAGCGTGCGCTGAGAGAAGCTGGCAATATTGCTGGTGGACAATTTTTAACAGAAGCACCTGTCAACAGTGTTGGTACTGGTGGTGTATCTAACTTCGATCCAGTGCTGATCAGCTTGGTTCGTCGTTCAATGCCTAACCTAATGGCGTATGATGTTTGCGGCGTTCAGCCAATGACAGGTCCTACAGGTCTTATTTTTGCAATGCGTGCTAAGTATGCAAACAGCTCCGCATTGGGTGATGAGACATTCTACAATGAGGTTAACACAGCTTTCACAACTATTAAAGGTGGTGGAGCACAACTTGGTAACGCTCACACAGGTACTGCAGTTGGTGGTACGAATGGTAATACAGCTAACCTTCCTGGTAACGGATACAACTTCGCAGAAGGAATGTCCACATCAGTTGCTGAGACTGTTGGTGACTCAGGTGTTGTATTCCCAGAAATGGGCTTCTCAATTGATAAAGTAACTGTCACAGCTCGTTCACGTGCTCTAAAAGCCGAGTACACAATGGAACTAGCACAAGACTTGAAAGCAATTCATGGTCTTGATGCTGAGACAGAGCTTTCTAACATCCTTACTACAGAGATTCTAGCTGAGATCAACCGTGAAGTTGTTCGCTCAATCAACGTAGTTGCTGTTCGTGGTGCTAACACAGGCACAACAACAGCTGGTAAGTTTGATCTTGATACAGATTCAAACGGTCGTTGGATGGTTGAAAAGTTCAAAGGGTTGATGTTCCAAATCGAGCGTGAAGCTAACCAAATAGCCAAAGATACTCGTAGAGGTAAAGGTAACATCATCATCTGTTCTTCTGACGTAGCTTCTGCTCTTCAGATGGCTGGTGTTCTTGATTACACACCTGCTCTTAACAGCAACAATCTTCAAGTCGATGATACAGGAAACACATTCGCTGGTGTATTGAATGGTCGTATCCGTGTATATGTTGATCCTTATGTAACTAACAACTACATGACTGTTGGATACAAAGGTGCAAACGCATTTGATGCTGGTTTGTTCTACTGCCCATACGTACCTCTCCAAATGGTTCGTGCTGTCGATCCTGGTAATTTCCAACCAAAAATTGGATTCAAGACAAGATACGGAATGGCACCAAATCCATTTGCTAAAGGTATCACAGCTGCTTCATCAACAGCTACTCTTGAAATTGATAGTAACGTCTACTACCGTAGAGTTATTGTTAACAACATTATGTAATTTACCGTCACTAATAATAATAACAAGAACGGTATTGAGGGGCCCTTTCGAGGGCCCTTTTTTATTGTTGATAAATATGTGATGGAGGAAAAATGAGTGCTTTAAACAATCAACCTGCAAATAAGAACTTTTTATCACCTAATGGTTTTAAATTTGGTATAAAAAAATTACCAAACGTAAACTTTTTTGTTCAATCGGTGAACCTTCCTTCATTTAGTTTAGGTACTGTTGATGTTGAGAATCCATTTATTAAGATTCCATTTCCAGGCGACAAATTAACATATGGTCAACTAGATGTTACGTTTAAGGTTGATGAGGATTTAGCTAACTACCTCGAGTTATATAACTGGCTTGTTGGAATAGGTTATCCAGACAACTTTGGACAACGAAGTGCTATTGAACCACCAAATATAAACTTGATGTCAGGTGAAGGTGTGTATACAGACGCTTTTCTAATTATCACAAACAGTAGAATGAATCCTAATTATCAAGTGACATTTAATGACTTGTATCCCATTAATCTGTCAGAACTTAATTTTGATTCAACTATAACAGACATAGATTATCTAACTTGTACAGCAACATTTGCATATAGGATATTCACTATTTCTGTGTTGTCATAACTATTAAACCATGGTATAGTATCTCTACATGGAGGTGCTATGAAACTTGAGGATATACAATCATTGTGGGATCAAGATAGTAAGATTAATCCTGTTGATCTTGCTTCAGAAAGTTTAAAGATTCCCGAACTCCATAACAAATATTATAAAATTTATACACAAGAACGTTTGTTACTAAACAAATGGGAATTAGAATTGAAGGCAGTATACAAAGAGAAATATGAGTACTATATGGGATTCATGGATCAAGGAGCGCTTAAAGCAAACGGATGGGAACCATTTGCATTAAAAGTATTGAAAGCAGACCTTCCAATTTATATGGAAAGTGATAATGACATGTTAACAGCTGCTAAAAGAATTTCTCTACAAAAAGAAAAGATCAATTTTCTTGAATCAGTGATCAAAAATCTTAACAATAGAGGCTTTTTAATTAAGAACGCAATAGATTTCTTGAAATTCACTAACGGATCATGAGTGAAACACTAACCCTTGAAAAACTTAACGATGTGTATATGAGAGTCCATTGTGACTCCGGAACAGCTTTGGAATTGAATGAATATTTTACGTTTAATGTTCCTGGGGCTCGTCATATGCCTATGTTTAAGAACAAGGTTTGGGATGGCAAGATTAGAATGTTCAATGTTGCTGCAAAAACTTTATATATTGGGTTAGTTAGTCATGTAGTTAAATTTGCTAGAGAACGAGGTTATGATGTTAATTATGAAAACAGAAACGATTTTGCTAGTTTAGAATTTCCTTTAGTGGCAGCAAAGAAGTTCATTGACGATTTAAATCTTCCTATTCAACCTCGAGATTATCAAATCGAAGCTTTCGCTTATGCAGTTAGATCTCAACGAGCATTGATGTTATCGCCCACAGCATCAGGTAAATCCCTAATCATCTATCTGATTGTTAAGTACTTGAATCTTAAAACGCTTGTAATAGTTCCTACAACATCGCTTGTTCATCAAATGTCATCAGACTTTGTTTCGTATGGTTGTGACGAACACATTCATAAGATATATGAAGGACAAGAAAAGAATACAAAAGATAGAATTGTTGTTACAACGTGGCAATCTATTTACAAACAACCTAAGAGTTGGTTTAGTCAGTTTGATGTATTGATAGGCGACGAAGCACATCTCTACAAAGCAAAAAGTCTTACAGGGATCTTAACTAAACTGGATCAGTGTCAGTACAAGTTAGGATTCACAGGAACACTCGATGGCACACAAACACACAAGCTAGTTCTTGAAGGTTTATTTGGTGCTGTAAAGCATGTTATAACAACTAGTGAACTTATTGATAAAAAAGTGCTTGCTGATTTTAAAATCAAAGCAATAGTTCTCACATATGATGATCAAACAAGAAGTGATAATAAGAAACTCGATTACCAACAAGAAATAGACTACATTATTAATAATAGTAAACGAAATAGGTTCATTACTAATCTTGCTCTTTCACTGAAAGGTAACACGTTGTTATTGTTCAAAGTTATCAGTCATGGAACTTCATTGTTTACTGATCTTGTCAAGTATGGAAAAGATGTGTATTATGTTGATGGAACTGTTGGAGGATTGGATAGAGAAGAAGTAAGATCAGTTGTTGAAACAAAGGAGAACTCTATTATTGTTGCTTCTACAGGAACATTTAGTACCGGCATTAATATAAAAAATCTTCATAACATTATATTTGCAGCACCAAGTAAATCACGAGTAAAAACACTTCAGTCTATTGGTCGTGGTTTGAGAAAAAGCGAGACAAAATTATCATCTGTTCTCTATGATATTGTAGATGATATGCAGTACAAATCAAGAAAGAACTTCACATTGCTACATTTTGCTGAAAGAATACAAATGTACAATCAAGAGAAGTTTGATTATAAAATTTACAGTGTCAAACTTTAGGAATTATATGGTTAAAATTTTAAAACTTAATAATGGAGAAGAGGTAGCCGGAGAGTTTGTGTCATCTAGTGAAAATGATGTTGTGTTAAAGAGACCTATGACAATAGTATACAGATTCCATCCATTATCTTCTTATCCCTCAGTAAAACTAGTCAAATACATGATCTTTAGCAAAGAAGAAACGTTTCATTTCAAACGATCAGATATTGTAAATGATACTGATGCAAGAAAAGCTTTCGTTGAATATTATAACCATGTTCTAGAATTTTTTAATGGTAAAATGGATGATAGTATTGATGATGAACTCAGAAATGCAATCAATCAAGACAAAAACATAAAGAACAAACTTTATGAAAATATTCTAGAACAAATGCCAACTCCCAAGAATGTGAATTAGTATGACAGTACATTATGTTGATAACAAACACCTTTATCAGGTGATTATAGAACACAAACAAAACATTAGAAATTCAGAGGCTAATGGTAGTCCTAAGCCAGAAATACCAAATTA